ACGCGATGCAATCAGATATCGGTAATAAATCTGGTTTCATGAGAGTATACGATCTTTTTAACAATAAAGAAAGCGAAGAGCGCGGCATTTATTGTTTCCAGTTTGATGAAGAAGACATTATGCGAAGTGAAATATTAAAGTATATCGTTGGTGTGTTCAAAAAATTAGATAAAGTTAATCCATAATGATATAATACTGGTGTATGTACTGTAGCGAATGTGGTTTTAAAAATGGAGTGGGCGCAAAGTTTTGTTCTAGTTGTGGAAATGGTTTGGTGTCTCTGATTCAAAAGAATCAGCCACGAAAATCCGCGCCCACTCCATTTAGGGCAGATGTAGACGAAGACGGTTTGCCAACTACTGTTGTAAAACCAAGAAAATTGGAGTACGAAGTAGAAAGACCAGAAAAAAATAAATTTTCTGTAAAAGATATAGTCAATACTCCACCATCTTCCGAAAGATTCTCTAGGCCGATTGGCAAAATCGAAAAGCTTACTAAAGAGCAATACCTTTCTCAATCACTAAAAGAGTGCGCTTCTAGTAAGAACTTTAACGAGGTGAATGAAGCATAAAAACAAAAAAACTTTTGAAGAAATGTATGAGATCATTGATCAAGTCGTAAAAAAAAGAAAAGCTAAGTGGAAGTTAAAAGCAATTGTTTGGTTCGATTTTGAAGACATTGAGCAGATAATAAAGATTCATATACATAAGAAGTGGCACCTCTGGGATCAGAAGCGCCCCATAGAACCTTGGGTAAATAGAATCGTATCTAATCAGATTAAAAACATAATCAGAAACTCATACAGTTGCTTCGTAAAGCCTTGTGTGAATTGTTCCTTTAATACTAATAAAGGAGCTTCGTTAGGCAACGAAGAAAATACATGTGGTTTCACAAAAAGCCAAAAACAATGCAATGAATGCCCATTGTATGCTAAATGGGAAAAAACAAAAAAGAATGCTTATGATTTGAAGATGACAGTAAGCTTACAAAATCATCAAAATTATTTTGTATCTATACCAGAAGCCGAATCTGTTAATTTTCCTTCCGCAGAGAAAAAGCTTCATTTATTAATGAAAGAACATCTCACGGATAAGCAGTTTTTTGCATATAAAATGTTTTTTATAGACTGTTTGAGCGACGATGAAGTTGCTCAATTTTTAAAATTCAAGACAAGTGAGAAAGGTCGCAAGGCTGGATACAAGCAAATCAAGAATTTAAAAAAGATGTTGTATTTAAAAGCCAAATCATTGATAAAAGACAACGATATTTTTAACAATGAATAATTTATCTGAAGAACAAAAAGTATTTATTAACAAAAAAATAGAAGAAGGTTTGACGGACTATGTTGTTATCGCAAATCTTTTATTTAATAGAGAAGATCTTCAAGGACGATCCAAAGAAGCTAAACTCATAAGAGATTATATGATCTCTTCTGGATCTATTAGCAAGAAAGAGAAAGCTAAACCAAAGCCAGACTCAGAATCGTTAACAACCTCTCATGTAGAATTTATTGATCAGAATATCAAGACAGGCATTACGCCAAAACAGATTACAGAACTATTGTTCTCAAAAGAGTTGGCAGGAGTTTCTAATCTTAACGTATTTATTACTCCTCAATACAGAGCGGTTCATAAATATATCAAAGAAAAGTATCCAGAATATCTAGTAGACAGCGAATCAGCAGTAAATGAAAAATACGTTGTGCCAAGAAGCTTGGGTACTGTTATTAAAAAAGTAAATAAATGGGCGGGTCAAGATCTCTCAGAAGAAAAGCTAACTTTGCAGCACAGAAAGTATTTAGAAAAGCTATTGAACTATCTTGGTAGTCCTCGTTTTGTTCAAAATTATGATTCTTATCGCAGTGGAAATGATAAAGATCTTTTTGAGGCTGAATTTGTTCGTTCCGTTTGGGACAAGCCAGATCTTACGATTGATGAAATCAATTTATATATCAATGTTTGCATGGATTATATAAATCTTAAACAAATTGATATGAAAAAAAATAAAGTAAATGAAATGTTCAATGACACTCAAGAACAAAAAGATTTTACAATGCGTCTTACTGAAGTGTTAAAGACTATTAGTGAAGAGTATAATCAATGCGCCCAGCGTATCGATAAGTCGTTGCAAAAGCTGAATGGTGAACGCGCAAAGCGCATAGAATCGCATCAACAAAAGAACGCATCTATTCTTAGTCTTGTCGAATTGTTTCAAGATGAAAATGAAAGAAAGATGATGATTCAGATAGCAGACATGCAAAAGAAAGTTGTGAAAGAAGAAGCTGATAGGCTTGAAACAATGTCTGCATGGAAGGCGAGAATACTAGGAATCACTAAAGAAGACGCTATATGACACAGTGTAAGATATGTAATGAGTCTTTTGTTAATGATAAATGTTTTCACGCTCATTTAAAAAAGCATGGAATGTATCAGGCAGAGTATTATTGTAAATATTATCCAAGGATTTCTCTTTATTACAAAAAGCCAATTCCTTTTGTTAATAAAATCAAGTATTTTAACACAGAATTCTTAGACTTTAATGAATTTTTGCTATGGGAAAAAAATGAAAATCAAGAAACTGTTAAAGAAAAATATGTAGAAATACTGAAAAAAAGATTAAAGGTAAAAAATTACTTTTACGCTCCTTTTTATAATGAATTGAGATCTTTGAATTTGCCAACAATTAATTTATATAAAAAACATTTTGGTTCTTATAATTCGGTATGTAAATTATTAGATAAAGAGCCTATTTTTAATAAGCCTTTGCCGAAAACATTTAACGATGTTAATTTGAAGAATGAAACTATTTTAGTGGATACTCGCGAACAAGACCCTCTTGAATTCACTAACACAAAAGTTGAAAAACTATTTATTGGAGATTATTTAATGAATAATCAAGCATATAGTTATACTTTCGTAGATAGAAAAAGCGAAAATGATTTCTTAGGAACGTTGGCTTCTGGGGTCGAGCGTTTTGAAAGAGAAATACAACGCACAGTTGAGCTTGAGGGATATCTATTCGTAGTCATAGAAACAACAATCGATGATATAATCAATAACCATAAAAAATTTAAAAGAAAAACAAATTTAGAATATGTTTTTCACAACATGCGCGAATTGACTCATAAGTATCCAAGACATTTGCAATTCGTTTTCACAGGGAGCAGAAAAAAATCAATAGAACTTATACCAAAATTACTATATTTTGGCAAAGATCTATGGCAGGTAGATTTACAATACTTTTTAAATCATGAGTTGGGAAACAGGTAATCAAAGAATAAGAAAAAATCCTTACATTTCAAACGAGGAGCTTTCTGAAAAAGAAGGCTTCCTTGAAGAGCGTGAGGCAAAGCTTTTATTCTATCAATTCTTAAGAAACAATATTACTTTTACTACTGATTTAATTACAGGAGTAAAATTATTTCCGTTTCAACATATGGCAGTAAAGTCTATGTTGGAAAGCGATTATTTTTTAGGAGTTTGGTCGCGTGGTATGAGTAAAAGTTATACTACTGGTATTTTTGCTATATTAGACGCTATACTAAATCAAGGAATTGAGATTGGTATTATGTCTCGTTCGTTTCGTCAGTCGAAAATGATATTTAAAAAGATAGAAGACATTGCGGCAAAACCTGAAGCTTATTTATTGAAGCAATGTATCACTCATGTTTCGAAAAACAATGACGAATGGTTAATGGAAATAGGTAAAAGCCGTATTCGCGCATTACCTTTGGGCGATGGTGAAAAGCTTCGTGGTTTTCGCTTTCATCGTATTATTATTGACGAGTTTCTATTGATGCCTGAACGTATTTATAATGAAGTTATAGTGCCGTTCTTGTCTGTAGTACAAAATCCTACTCAACGTGAAGAATTATATAATCTAGAAACTCAATTGATTGAGCGCGGCGAGATGAAAGAGGAGGAAAGATATGTGTGGCCTAATAATAAATTGATTGCATTGTCTTCTGCATCTTTTAAGTTCGAATATTTATATAAATTATTTGAGCAGTACGATAATTTAATACATAATCCCAAGCCGACAGATTCATCTAAGAGATGTGTTATGCAGTTCTCGTATGATTGCGCTCCAGTTCAGTTGTACGATCAGAATCTAATCAATCAAGCAAAAGCCACAATGAGTGAGTCGCAGTTTCAACGAGAGTTTGGCGCTCAATTTACAGATGATAGTTCTGGATATTTCAAAATATCTAAAATGGCATTGTGTACAGTGCCTGATGGAGAAAATCCATCTGTAGAAGTCGTTGGTAATCCAGAAGATGAGTATATTGTTGCTGTCGATCCATCTTGGTCAGAAACAGAAGCGTCTGACGATTTTGCAATACAAATAATAAAAGTTAATTACGAAAAACAAATGGGTACTTTGGTACATTCTTATGCTTTGGCTGGCGCATCATTGAAAGATCATATTAAATATTTTTTATACGTTCTAAAAAACTTTAATGTTACTGCGATATGCATGGACTATAACGGCGGCGTTCAATTCATGAATTCATGCAATGAAAGCGAGCTATTCAAAGACGAGAAGATTGAATTAAAGTCTATTATCACAGAGTTTGAAAGACCGGAAGAATATCAAACGAATCTTTACTCTGCAAAAATGGAATATAATAAATCAGATTATAAAACCGTATTCTTGAGAAAGCCTACATCAGCTTGGATACGTCAAGCTAATGAATTATTGCAAGCTAATTTCGATCATCGTCGTATGTACTTTGCCAGTCGAGCTATGGATGATCATTATAAGTCTCAAATAAATAAAAGGATAGGTATAGAAAACCTTAAGTTTTCTAATGTTTCTGATTTAGATAAAGCAGATGTTGGCGCAAGAATGATTGACTTTATT